CCAAATATGCTGATCTCGCTGCCTATCGGGCTGTGATCCGCGAGCCTCTCGCTGTCAATGATCTTGCCATCATGCAGCTTCCGCGCACTCGTCCCGGCTATGTTGAGGTTGAGACCATCCTTCTCCATAAATCTGGGGAGTTCGTGTCTGAGACGTTGGAGATACCAGTCACGAAGTTTGACGCGCACGGGATTGGCTCTGGCATCACCTATGCCCGCCGCTATGGACTTATGGCTGTGCTGTGTCTTGCGTCTGTTGATGATGACGGCAATGCTGCTGTTGAGCCTAAGCCCGCCGCTAGGAAAACTGAAATCAGTCAAGAGGAAGCTGGAACCTTGAAGCGCGCTCTTGTTATGGCCGCTGGAATGGGTAGAAATGAACTCAACACTGCTTGGGGTAGGCTTACACAAGAGCAGCGCGCATTGTTTGATAAAGAGACGGTAGACAAGCTGAAGGAAATTGCTGCCGCTGCGAATGCTAAGAAGAAGGATGATGAATAATGGAACAGCGCACTGAAGCATGGCATCAGCAGAGAATGGGGAAAGTTACTGCGTCTCGTGTGGCGGATATTGTCGCCAAGACGAAAAGCAGCTACAGCGCATCACGCGCCAACTACATGGCCGAATTGATTTGCGAGCGTCTGACTGGAGTGAAGGGGGATTCATTTCAGAACGCCGCAATGCAGTGGGGAGTGACAACCGAACCGCAAGCTCGCGCAGCCTATGAGGCTAGTATCGGAGTTTTGGTTACGGAGATCGGTTTCATTCCCCACTTTGCTATCGACGCATCTGGCGCGTCACCTGATGGTTTTGTTGGTGAGGATGGGCTTATTGAGATCAAATGCCCTAAGACCGCAACCCACATCGAGACGCTTTTGACAGGAACAGTTCCTGCCAAATACATCACACAGATGCAATGGCAGATGGCTTGTACGGGCCGCGCATGGTGCGACTTCGTGTCATATGATCCGCGTTTGCCGGAAAGTATGCAGCTATTTGTGAAGCGGGTTGAGAGTGACCCTGACATGATCGCCTATCTTGAGAAGGAGGTTCTGATCTTCCTTGAAGAGATGGATGAGCAAATTTCCAAACTTGAGGAGTTGTACAATGGCCTATGAACAGCGTGAAAATAGCGGCTCGACCTTTAAGAACAAGAACCCGCTTGGGGAAAACTCAGCCACACTGACTGGAAGCGCGCTCATTGGTGGCGTTGCTTATTGGATGTCGTCATGGGTGAAGACCGACAAGAATGGCAACAAATGGATGAGCCATACTTTCAAGCGCAAGGATGCTGCCGCGCCAGCTAAGGTTGAAATGACCAACAACCTTATTGACGACGACATTCCTTTTTAGAAAGGTGTACAATAATGGACATATTGACACCTAAAGGACAAAGAACTCGTCAGCATGAAGAACGGGCTATAGAGCTGTGGCTTAAAAAGTTCCCTACCTACTCGTACATTCAGACTCCCAAAGACAAGCCAGCAATCATTGATGCTGTCTTGAGCGTAAATGGGATTATGACGGCAGTGGTAGAAACCAAATGCCGTGAAATGACATTTTCCAAGTTCAGTGAAAAGTACAAAGGAGAATGGCTTGTAACATATGAAAAACTAATAAAAGCAGCCGACATTGCGTCTGCAATGCAGGTTCCATTAGTTGGGTTCCTATATCTCGTGGAAGATGACATTCTCTTGCACAAAAAATTATGGGAACCTGAGCTTGGCTGGGTATGTAGTATGTCAATAAGGCTTACTTACACGCAAGCCACAGTCAATGGGGGTAGGGCTTTAAGATCGAATGCCTTCATAGACATGAAGGATGCAAAGTCTATAAGGGGGGTAGAATGATAGATGAAAGCATTCCAATATCGGAACAATATCGAGTTGTAGCTAAATCGTGGGTTGAAGCTGACTCAGTTGCTAACCTTTTGGAAGAAACTAAGTCTGCCGTTCTGGCGCGTATGATGTTGTCGTATGGCGACATGCCAGTGAGTAGGGCAGAGATGGCTTCCAAAGGCTCCAATGACTGGCGTGAGTTCATAACGAAGATGGTAGAGGCACGAGAGAAAGCGTCTCTTCTGAAAGTGAAGCTAGAGTACATCAGGATGAAATTTCATGAGTGGCAGTCCACAGAGGCGTCACGCAGAGCGGAGATGAGATTATGAGCAGTCAGGCATCCAACATGATTGACGACACCATTGAAGCGATCAGTGAAGCGTTAGAAAAAGCTAAGATTGTCATTGCTATTCATGAAAAAATCGTATCCCTCATGGAGGATCATCCTTTTGAAATCAAAATGGCGACCCTCAACATGACCATTACCAGAACCATCGTTGACTCTTCAGATGATTATAAGGATGCACTCGCATACATAGCTAAAAATGCTGCTATTATGGTCAGAGCGGTTGACCAAATCGCTGAAAATTCTGCTCAAGAAGAAGATGAAGATGACGCGCCAGAAACAGAAAAGCCGATCCATTGATCAAGCGCGTCCGCATCACTGCCAAAGGTAGGGCTGACATATTCCTCCGTCATGGGGGAATGTGCCACCTTTGCAAAATGAAGGTGTCTCCGGGCGAAGAATGGGATGTGAGTCACGACATCCCTTTGGAAGCTGGCGGAAAAGACGATGAAAGTAACTGGCTCGTTGCTCACCGAAAGTGCCATAGGGTTCATACTAGCACCGTTGACATGCCCTTAATTGCAAAGGTTAAGCGCATCCATCAAAACCACATCGGAGCCAAACTGAAATCTAGAAATCCATTACCGGGCAGCAAGGGCTCTCAGTGGAAAAAGAAGATGGATGGGTCCGTAGTAAGGAGAGAGTCGTGAGATTTATGATCACACTGAATATGCCAGCATATGAGGGACGGCTGGTGCATCAAGTGACCCTTGATATGCCAGAAATTAAATCTCTTAGAGACCTCTGTGTGTTGATGAACCGCGATGAGTTCATTGTTGGCAGGCACTGGTATCGACAGAAAAACCCAGAAACCCAAAGGGCGGAATGGGAAGACCGTAACGAAATCATCCTGAACACTGCCCACATTGGCAAAGTGGCAGAGTTCATTGATATGGATGAAGAGTACTACAACAATCTCACGAAGGATCGGGTCTCTTTCACTAGGACAGTGACGTTGGGACCGCGTAGGCCAATCCGGCCATAAGAAGGGGAAAAACTATGGACTATGCTGACTTTATGAAAGACGCCGCCCGCATCTTCAACGAGCGCAACCCGCGCTATGGCGACATGCGTATCGGGATGGACCGCGTAGCTACTATGGCGACCATTATGACGGGCATTCACCTGACCGCACATGATGTTGCCCTTGTCCTTCATGCTGTGAAGCTCTCACGGCTTGGAGGAGACCGCGCCAATCCAGACCATTACGTCGATGGGATCAACTATCTGGCGTTTGCGGGCGAACTGATCCAACCGGATGAAATCCCGCAGCCGGATGGCGCGTCTCAGGTTCAGACAGACATTGAGGATGGCATGTCAAAAATCACTTCAATGTTTGCCAACGCCAATCACAGCTAAGAGCTAATAACGATGGCGGCTCAAGTAGCCGTCATCACCCATATGAGGACGCAATATGGTATTTGTCTCAAAAGTAGAAGCCTGCAAGAATGACATCCTTAAAATGTGGGAAGAAGGATTGTCTGGTCAACAAATAGCTGACAAGATCGGGACGACTCGCAGTGCAGTTATGGGGAAGCTGCATCGTATGCGAGAGCAGAAGATCATCACCTACAAAAGCGTTGCGTCAAGGATGGCTGCTGTGAAACATTCAGTCCGCACAAAAGAACGCTCAAGATTGAAAGAGGAGGGTGTTGATCCTATCGAGATCGAGAAGGAGCTTCCTCCAGTCACCTACGAAGAAATCCTCAAGCCCCTCATCATAGAGGCAGAAAAGAAGCCCACTAGCATTCCTGTCAAGTTTGAAGACCTTGGCCCGTTTTCTTGCCGATATGTCGTTGAAGGCATATTTGCAAAGGACTTCCTGTTTTGTAATGAAGTCAAAAAGACCGGAAGCTCATATTGTGTCGAACATCACTCAAAATGCAAAACGACTCTGCCAATCCACCGAAAGAAGGAACAATCAAATGATGCTACAGTTAAACCCTCAAATCCCAGTCTCCACCCCTCACGGCAAGGGACTAGCTCAGGTGCTGATAGATTACGGGCCAGAGCATGATATCGTTTGGGTTGTTTTCCAGAACGATACTGCTGAGATTTGGTGCTGGAACAACAAGCATGTGAAGGCCCAAAACAACATCACGTTTGATCGAACGACAAAGAATCGAAACTCTGGGAAACCCGTTGACAACGAATAGGGCTATGCAAAGATAAGTTTCCAAAGAATGGTCTTTGGGTTTTCAAACCGGAGTTTGAGCGCCCATCCCCTGTCTGTGGAGTTCGAAAACGCACCACTTGCCCCAGCCCGTTCAGTCGAGCTGGGGTTTTTTATGAACCAATCATCGGAGTGAGTTTCCTCATCTCGATAGCGGCAAAGGCTTCCATAGATCGCCTTTGCTCACTCTCTCTCACAACCTCATTTCTGAAGCTCTCCGTAGCAGCCGCGCCGCTTCTGGCTTGCTTTGCAACTTCGATCTGGAGCATCGGCATAGACGCTATGGCGCACATCCAATCGTCAACTTCTTGACCTGTTTGAGGATGGGTTCCACGTAGTTGCGTAAACCATGCGCACTGAAGCTGTACGCAATCTTTTTTGATCAAAGGGCAAAAAGTACCGCGCTTGAGTTCCATTTTCAGTTCTTCGTGCAGATGATGACGTTGGCATAAGCAAGGTTTGGAATTGTGTGGCTATGCCCTTGCCCACCGCCGTCATATTGAATTGTGATACCTGTGACAGCGGATACGCTTACTGTGGTATCTTGGATTCCGCCAAAAGAACGCCACTGTATTGCAGTTGACCCAGATCCACCATTAGACGAATAGACGCCATGGGTATGACCCGGATCATTGACGCCGTGAGTATGGCTTGGCATTTGAGCTTCCGTTATAGCTGTCGATCCAACAGTATTGGAGCCGCTAAATAGGCTACTGACGCCATTTCCGGTTGTGTACCCGCCACCAGAGCCACTAACTACCCGCAAAGAGTAATCGTTCAGGCTTGTGATTTGCGTCCACCCGGTAGGTGCTGCCGCTTGA